CGACCCACGGAGGCGAGGTTATCGGACCGATGAACCGGGGACCGATCCCCGGATTCTATGGGGGGAGGGATCCCCGGACCCTCACCGGACCACGTCCGCTAGTCTCCCCGGCATCGTGGGACCGACCGAGGGACCGACGACGACCAAGGTCCGATAATATTTCGAGGGGGGGCCACGGGGGTTTTTCCAGCGATTGACGTCGTGTTATAGGTTGTCAGATTTTTCCGTCAAAACATCCCCGGTTTCCCTGACGGCTCCGGGGCCAAGATCCCTGATTGACAGGATGCAGCCCTTGGGGATCGAGCAGACACTCCCAGTGAAAGTCTGGTCGTCACTGAGGGTTGACACAAGGGTGATGTACTTCTCGTGGTCAGTAATGATCCAACCAACAGTCTCGACGGTCACCGGGGTGTACTCAGGGATTTCTTCCATGTCCACCCAAGGGCCGTCGTGGCTCTGAATGTCTTCCCACCGTACCTTGACAAGGGGGAACATTACTTCTGAGTCATTCCAGCGGCTGCTGAGGCAATCCACGCTTCCACGTTGATCCCCAGACCAGTTCGGCCTCGTCCCCGAGGACCACCCTGTCCAGCGTCACGAGGTCTGCGGTCATCTGGCTTCCTAGCAGGCTTACGCTTGGATCCTCGAATCTCAAACACCGTTGCTGGGGCTTTTGAGGCTCCGCCCCCTGCTCCTCCGGGCTTCTTTTTTGCCATTACTTAGTTCCCTTTCGTCTGTTCGTCTTCCTTGAGACGATCCTGAGATTACTGCGGGAATTACCCCCGCCTTTACTGGATGGTTTAATGTGGTCTACCTCTCGGGGATCCCCCTTCTTGAGGCCGACCTTACGTCTTGCTCGGTTGGCTGCGGCTCTCGCCTTGCGGGCCTTAGGAGTACCGTGGTAGTCCCGGTATTCCTTCTTGTAATCCCGAGCCATGTCTAGTATTTCTTCCCGACCCGTCGCTTCTTGGCCGTCTTTGCGGACTTCTTGAAGTCTTCCTTGGTGGGTCGCCCCTTCTCTCCGGGCTTCTTCATCTTCTCACCTGAGCCTTCTTCAATACGCTTTCGTTTAGCGTGGATGTTTGCGTATAGACCTCGTTTAGCCATCAGCCTTCTCCTTGGGACAGAGTCCGTTCAGAAAGTGCTGACAGTCTTCGGGGTCACCACAGCAAGTCTCTGGTTCCTTGGACATGACTGCCTTCTTTCTTGGTTGTGTAGGTAGTGTATCTACCTAAGAAATCTATAGTTACCTCAGACGCCTATCCATTCACCCTAGATCCTTAAGCCCCCCTTACCCCCCACAGATCTGTGGAGAACAAGGAGGAGACCGAGGGTGAACAAGTTCACCTGAGTCCCGTCGCCCCAGACGCTTCTAGCATCCTAGAGTCACCCTATTCGGCAGGATCGTCACATCCACCGTGGTGGCTGGGGTTTACGTCCCACGACGTGATCCATGAAATTCTCCAGTTGATCCCGGAGTTGCCGGTCCTTGCGGGCCGCGATCTGCTCATCGGCGTCCTGAGCCATCTGCTCGGTCCAGTAGGACACGGCCATCGCTAGGACGTCCAGCCGGTCATCGTGGGCCAAGGCTCCCTTGTGCCTCGTGATCCGGCTCATCTGGTACATCAACTGGTATCTGAGAGCCTTCTCCGGGGGCAGGTGTCTGGTGCTGTCGTAGTCGTTCTCCACGACCTTCCGGTCTAGGATCAGCCGGTGGCTGTTCATGACGGGTTCCAGCGTGTCGCAGATCCTGCGTTCCTTGGAGGTGCTGTGGCGGACCTCTTCGCACGTCACCCTGTAGATCTTGGACAGCACCGGCTTCAGGAGTTGCGTGAACATCCCGTCACCGAAGTTGCTCTCGATCAGGATGGAGTTGACCTCCTGCTCTTTGGCGACCATAGCCAGCCTCTTCAGCGTCTCCTCGGAGTACCCTCCGGGCATCCCCCCGGCATCCGTGACGAACAGGAACCCGTTCAGCATCTTGACGACCGCATAACTGGTTTCGTCAGCACCCCGGCCCGAGGGGTCAATCGCCATCACAGAACCCGTGTAGGAGGCCCATGAGCCGTCCCCTAGCGTCACAGGCCCGTAGAAGCGATCTCCGGGCAGTCCGACGTTCGGCAGGTCGGGGATCATGTTTTCTGCGGAAGCGGCCCAGACGGGCTTCTGCGGCCCCTCACGGGGATTCAGGGACATGATCACGAGGTCGCTCAGTTTCAGCGGATATCGGTCCAGATCGCTGAGGCTCGGGTCCAGTTGGAACTGGAGGGCGAACCCGGTGCGACCGTAGGACGCCTCCCGCTCCATCAGATCCTCAGCATCAAACCGCTTGGGATCCGTGGGCTGACCAACTAATTCCGAATCTTCTTCAAGTTCCGTGAGAATCTTCGGTGATAATGTGTCGCCATATCGGTCGATCTGCCGTTTCCGGGGATATCTTGCGGGCCAGATTCTGGTCTTGAAGCCCCTCTCTGGGAGGGCCGCGTAGATCGAGGACTCCGTCTGAGGCGTCCCGAGGAACAGGATGTTCCCGTCAGGCTTCAGGACAGCGTCGAACTCCTTAATGGCCTCGCTGAGTTTGTCCCGCATCATCTGGGTCTGGGAGTTGCTGAGGGACTCTACATCATCGGCGATGATCAGGTCCGCTCTCGCCCCAGTTATCTGACTCGTTATTCCTTTGGATACCACCGAGGGGGCGTGGGATGCTGGTGCAGGACCGACATCAAAGGCGATTTTAGAATTCCTCTGAGATTCGGTTGGCTTAAGATGCCTGAGGATCGGCATATCGCTCACCAACCGCATCGTGAAGGTCGTAAAGTCGTCTGCCCGCTGTTTTGACGCAGATACGACGAGAATGTTCTTGGTGGGGTCCAGCAGGAGTTGGTGGACTACGAACGCCGAGGTGATCCACGACTTCCCGACACCCCGGAACGCCTGAACGACCCGCCTCTTGGGACCGTTCTGGATGTAGTCAGCGATGTCGTACTGGATAGGCGTGGGGTCTGGAAGATTCAGGTGGTCCCACGTCAGATACAGAAAGTTACGGAAGTCTTGGAGTTGCTCGTTCACCACTTGACCTTGTTTGCCCAGTAAGCCGCAGACATCTTACCCTTGGCAATGTTCTTCCGGTGTCTCGCCTTGAAGGACTTTCGCTTGGCTTTGGTCTTTGCGGACTCGCCCTTCTTAGGCTTACCGGCAGTCTTCGCTCCCTGCTCTCCGAAGCGGATGGTCTTAACCTTGTCGCCCACCTTAGCGACCACAACATGGGACTTCGTCGGGTGGTTGGGAGTTCTCTTTGGCTTGTTGTACCCCGACACCCCCGCCCGCTTCAGCCTCGGGTCTTTCTTCTTGATCGCAAGTTTCTTACGACTCACCCGCCACCTCCGCTCCCAGACCCGGATCCGGCGTCTCCTGATCCACTAGGCACTCCTTGTGCTGGCGGAGTTGCTATTGACACAGTGTATGTGCTGCCCTTGCCGGATTCAGATCCACGGCCTACTCGGAGCCTGTTGAGAAGGGGGGTGGCCTCCGCCACGTCTACTGGAGTCATGGGGTTGTCTGCGACGTACTGTTCCTGAGAAGGATCCTTTCCAATTCGGATCTTCCCCTTCTCAGGGTACACGCATTCGACTTCTTTCGGGGACTTGCCGACTCTCATTTGACGCTCCTTACTTGGGCAGTTCTTTAACGATGGACATCATTCGACTTGTGGTCCACTCTCGGTTTTTGTCTACATTGTTGTAGATGATTTCAACGTCTTTTTCGACTGAAGAGATCTCTCTCCGAGTCATGTTTTTGTGAGCCTCCAGCATCTTTTCTAGTGCAGACACTCGGTGGCTTATTTTCCAGACAAACCCGATAAGCGTGAAAAGGGCTGTTGTTACTACGGTTACTGCAATTCCTGTGAGGTGAGTCCAAATCTCTTCCATAATCCCCCGATGCCTTTCTAATTCTGGGCGATATTAAAAGGCAGTGACTTAGCCAGATTTGCCATCGGCTCGCTCTGGTCTAGACCTGCGTCAATTCCATTGTCCTTCAGA